CCCCCCTGTGTCTTGACCCTCAAAAGCCGCCAAATCGCTTTAAATCGCACGCAGCGGCGTTTGGCGAGCCATCCAGAGCAGGCTGCGAACCGCAGCTTGCTCATGATTTGCGCCTCCGCTTCTTTTCGAGCGATTCGATTGCAGTCACGGCGTCGCGCAGGAGTCGAACTAGGCGCATGTCAACAACGGTCCAAAGCGGCATCCGCTCTTCTGAGCCGTTCGCAATCAAAGTAAGATCGCGTTTGATTTCTTTGCGTCGTTCGGCTTTCACTCCCGCCCCTCCCGTTCCGGCCTGTCCGCCTCGTCCGTCGCCTGCCGGTAGTCGGTCATGAGCTGAGCAAGCGCCGGGAACACCAGCCTGACCCGCTCAATCTCGTGCGCCCATTCGTAGTGCAGCGCCTGACGTGTTCGCCCCGTCTTGGCCGCCATCTCGCCGAACGACTGCCTAACCGCCGACACGTCGCCCGATCCCAGCCTAAGCGTGACCAGAAACATCGTCGGCGATAGGTCCGCCAGCGTGCCGAGCCTGCGGCATAGGTCCGCCGCACTCGTCATCCGGAGCTCGTGCAGCTCAACGAGCCGCTCCATGATCTCAGCCGATAGCCGACCCGCGTCCGACCGTGCGCCGTCATAAGACGCATCGAAGGTCGCCGCGCGGTCGTATGTCGCGGTGATCACGTCAGGTCACCGACCGGGTTGTGAATCAATTTCTTGAGCTCCGGCGAAATCTCAACGGCGTCAATGCCTTGGATGCCGAGTTGCCCGATGCTCTCGCGCTGTTGCAAGATCAGGATCAGCGCTCTGATTTTCTTTATCCTCTCGCCGTATTCGCGGGTGATGGTCTTGCGCTGCATCTCAAGCGTCGTGATGGCTCGCGCCGCCCTTGCTGAGAAGCGCAGCGCCTCCAGTTCTCGTTGATCTTGGTCGTGTGTTTGTTGCGTCGTCATGTGTTGCCCCATCGCTTTTGACGTGCGGCGCTGCGAGTCAATCATTAACGCGTTGCGGCCTCACGCTCAATCACGGTCAGCCCGTTGTTCCGGTGCGTCCGGTAAACGATCCGCCACTCCGGCTTTGCGTCCAGCCACTCGTCAATCGCCCGGTTGATGCCCTCGCCGCCGTCATCGCCCACGGTCCCGAACGTCTCCGTGTCGTGAAACGCAATCCAGCGCCGTACCGCGTCGCCGTGCAGCGCCAGCTCCTGCCGCACTTGGTCGTAGCGGTGCAGCGTGTCCACGAATAGCAAATCGGTTGGCTCGATCTGCGAGATTGCCAGCGTGGAACAGATGGCAAACCGCCAATCGACCGCCGTGTGCCCCCGCATCGCCTCGTGAACGCCGAACTGATCGTTGATGTCGTAGCTTCTGAGCGTTGCCCGCCGCCCCTGCAGCCCGTGCAGAAACGCTAGCGTGCTTGCGCCGGTCCTGACGCCGAACTCGGTCACGTGGTCGCATTGCGACGCGAGGAAGTAAAGCATCGGCAAATGCTCGTTGATGTCGCTTGGCTTGCGCGTCGAGAACTCGAAAGCGTCGGCCATTGGACCGCGCCGCATGTTTTGTGTGTTGGATTTCATGGTTTGAATTGTTCTGGCAGCTTGAAAGTGACTCCTGAGCAAAGTTCGTTTAGCCGGCGCATTATGTCGTCGCCGAGACACTCCTCGCCGAAACGTCCACGCAGCTCCGCGCCCGTGAACCGCGTTGAGAGCACGACTGGCAAGCCTCGCCCATATCGCTTGTCCAACACCTCCCAGAGCAACGCGGCCATCGCCGGCGTTGATTTCTCTTTCCCGAGGTCGTCAATCATGAGGACCGAGCAGCCGCAGAGCCAATCGACCTGCTCGATGTCGCGTGCCGCCTTGCTCAAGATTCGGCCCAGCTCCACCGCGTTGAGCGTGACCGGTGCCCGTCCCTCGCGCTCCAGCTCGCGAGCAAGCGCCCAGTATGCCGTCGTTTTGCCGCTGCCGCTTGGCCCTTTCATCGCGATGCCTTTCCCGTTGCTCGGCCTCCACGCCTTGACCCGCTCGAACGCCTGCCTGTCCACGTTGGCCGGTAGCGCCCCAAAGATCGCGTCTCGTAGCTTGGCCGGGCAAGCCTCATCCCATTTCGGAGTCGCGCTCGTGGCCATCTGCTCGTGCGCCGCCCCGTCGTAGTGAATTCTGACCAGCTCCATGCAGTCATCGCAGACCGAGACGGGCAGCGTGACCACCGAGCCGAGCAGCTCGTGCTGCGTCGGCGTCGCGTCGAGATGCTGAGCGCAGCCCCGGCAGACGGGTTGGCCGTATTCCCACTCTTCGCGGGTTCCTGCGCCCCACGTGTTCGCCAGCCGGGTCTCCCAGCGTGTGCGAGCAGCCGGGTTGAATTCGCACTTGAGCCCGGTAAGCCGGGCGACGTTGCGCGCCTGGACCTCGCCGAAAGGTGTTTCAAAGGGTGTAACCATGTGCGCGCGCCTCCAGTTCGTAGGTTGAGGTTCCGCCCGGTTTTTGACCGAAGTTGCTGAACTGATTTGGCTTGTCGCAGAGGGCCCAGTTCTTTGCGAGAGCAAACGGAGTTAAGGGAACCGAGTCCATGTGTGTGCGATAGTTCAGCGACCGCCGAACGATTTCCTCGACCGTAACATCTGGGCATACCGCCATGATATCAGTCAGGGCCTTCTGGATTCCCGACCATGCCGAAGGAACGACCTGAGCAGGATCGCCGCCTCCGCAAACGGCAAGTGCGTCCTTGATCGCGTTGCGTTCGTGCTTTGGCTTCTGGGTCTTCGAAGGTTTCGGTGGAGGCATTGGAGGCGGAGGAATAAGCCCCGCTAAATCAGTTTGCCCAGTGGATGACGCGTCGGGAACCGACGCTGTATCTTTCTTAGCTTCTGACTTCTGACTTATGACTTCTGGATTATTGCCCGTTACATCTGCGTTACCTGATTCGTTACCGGCTTTGTTACCGTGTTTCTTGCGATGGTTCTGAACGCGTAACCTAGTCTGTTCCCGCGTGATAGATTCATTCATCATTCGGCGACATGTAACACTCACGTTTCCGTTACACTCTCGTATCACGTCTCCAACTTTCATTTCTTCGATTTCAGCGAGAGCAGATTGAAAATCCTCTTCGGACGCTCCCATGATTCTTGCCCAGCCTCTCGCCGGCAAAGTCGATGTGCCTCGGGTTGATGAGGCGTGCAGCACGCAAATCATATCCACCCATGCCCCACGAGCAGCCAGAGAAAGGACGCGGGTATCAACTAAATAGTCGGATGGATAGAACTGAAGGAAAGGTAGCTTACTCATAAATCAAAAAAATCGTCCGCCAGTCTACGCGGTGAAACTTGGCGATAGAACACGCCTCGCGCAGACTGACGGACGAAAAGTTAGTGATTGATCCATGCTTAGGCGTTTCACGGCCTTGCTTTTGTTTATGCGATCTGATCCCCGCGTCAAGCCTCGCTCCCCTCGAATCGCTGCACGCTCACGTAAACGCCAATCCTCGCGTCGGTGATCGCCCAATACTTTTCGACGTGGAGCTTCGAGACTTGCGAGTCATCCCGCCAAATCCGCGCGCCCCGCGTGATTCGGTCGAGCACGAGTTTGGCGAGATTGTCCGCGTCTGGCTTCGAGACGTGGCAGACCGGCGCGCTCGCCTTAACGTGTCCGCCCTTGCCGTAGTGGCTTTTAGGCCGGCGAAAGAAAAACATCAGCTTGCACTCGAAGGCGCCGACCGGATCGAGTGCCCCCGCCGCCGCCTTTAGCTCGCGCTCGATCCCGAGATCAACGGCGCGCTTCCACGCGTCCGCTTCGTCCGAGTCATACATCCGCGCGACGTGCTTAGCGCCCATTTTGCGGGCGAAGGCTCGCGCCCGAGGTTGGCCTTTCGGGTCGCCGAAAATGAAGGTGTTCATACTGTCCTTCCCATTCGCCTGACCAGCAGGTGGTCCCGCTCGGCCTGCGTGATGCGATGCAGCGCCAAACTCATTCGCCGCGCTCTCGCGTGGACATTGCTCAGCGTTGCGCCGCGCAGATTTCGGACAATCTCGCTCGGTGACTGCATTTCGAGCAGCCGCCGGTCGATCTCAGCGTTGGTTCTGTTATGCTGTGATTTTGATCTTACCATATTGTGCCTTTCGTTTCTTGAACCGTCCGAGCTTGTCTCGTCCGGCCTGTGTTTTGCGTTCGTTCGCGAGGTAGTTCTCGACCCATTGCTCGTCACGGCCTCGGCGTTTGCCGAGCGAGTGACCAAGGTAAAAACAAATGCCGCTCGTGCAGAGTGCGGTCGCAACGGTGATGATAAATAGTTCTTTCATGTTTCGCGGGTGATGCCGACAAGGGTCACGAGCCAATTGACCTCAGTCTCAAGTTCGTCGGCTGCGATCAAAGCCTGTTCGATCGTGCAGAACTTTACTACACTGATGGAGTGGCCCGGCGCTCCGAGCGTGATCCTCCAGTTATATTTGAGGTTGGATTTCATTTCGCATACCACTCCGGCAGTTTCAGTTCGTGGATCGTCGGCTCGATGTTCGGCCAGTCGTTCGTTTCGAGACTGCGCTTGAGCCGCACTAGGTCTGCGATGTTCTCATCCTGACCGCGCGCAATCGCGTCGTCCGAAAGCGTGTAAACCGCGCAACCGAACGGTTCCACTTTCTCGACGGCGACGTAGAAAATCCGCGAGACCGGCCGCTGGTAAATCTCGTTGATCAGCGGCAGATAAAAGCCCGCCTGTCGGTGGTAGCCGTAGCTGAACGCGGCACGCTCGAAGTTCCTGAACGCGTCGGAGTCCAAGCTCTCGACCGTCTTAAGGTCCAGCGCGTAGGGTTCGCCGTTGGTGATCTCGCAGCCGAACGAGCTGAACCAGTCTGTCCGGCATTGCAGCGCGCCGAGTGCGTTCGGTTGCGCCTTGCGCCACGTCATCTCAGCGTGGCCGTCATAGAGCAACTGCGACGCGATTGGATGCGCCGCCACCGCTTCGCGCATCGCCACGACCTGCGCCATCTCCTCGGCGTCCAGGAGCGTCTTGTCCGCGTGCTGAGCGCTGAACTCGGCGAACTGGATCTTGCCCTCTTTCGTTCTGCGGTCGCAGTTCGGCCGCAGAATGTAGCGCGAGGCGAATTCCTTTTCTTCGAGCACGGCGCAATGCACCGCCGAGCCGAGTCGAAACGCGCCCGTCTCTTCCGGCTGCGGCAATGTCTTGGCGACGTATTTCTTGAAGTAGAGCGCCGGCCGCCTGCGGTAGCACTCCAGCTTCGAGTGACTGATTGCCGCGTTCGCGTGGTATTGTTCGATGGTCTCGCTCATGGCTGCACCTCCAATCCCAGCTTGCTTTGCAACGGGTCGATCTCCGTCTCGCTCTCGTCTTTGAATCGGACCGACCACGCGATCTTCACGCCGACCTTCGGCGCTTGCGCGAGGCTGTCCCACTCGACGGTAAACGAGGCTTTCGCCTTCGGTTCCGTGGCTTCCTCGTCCTCGATAAATCCGTCCTGCGCCGCTTTCGCGATGCTGCGGAAGTTGGTTTCGAGCAGGCTTCGGAACTGTTCCGTCGCCGCGTTAATAATAGCTGTCTGCTTCGTGTCGTTGTCGTTGCTCATGTGTTTTTGCTCCTGCGTGAGTCCCAGAAATGTGCCGCGCCTTTTTCGATGTCGCGCCGGCCGATGAAGCGGCCGCGACTGTCCACCGCGATGCCCATTTTGTTTCGGCTGTAAGTCGTCTCATCGACGGCCTGCCTCCGCTTCGGCTTTGCGATTTCGAGATGCACGTCTTTGCGACGCGTCGGAATTCCTGATGTTCTCTCGCGTGGTTTCATTAGTTGTTGATCGCCTCCGATAATCCGCCCGCGAGCTTGTCCGCAAGCGGCGTGACGTTGATCTCTGCGGGAATGTCCCGCGCTTCTTCGGCGGTGCGGAGTCCTTTCAAGATGTCGCCAAATTGGTCGCGCAGCAGGAAACCGCGTGCGCGGACTTTCATCATGCGCTTGGGATAGTCCGACCACGGTCCGGCCTTGCCCCACAACTTCGCGGCCTTCGCGTCTGCGCAGGTGAAGGTCTCCGAGGCTGCCTCGAATCCCTTGCGTTGCACCGTGACGGTAAAGCCGTGCGTGTCCTTGCCCGGCTCTCCCACCTCGGTCTCCTTGTAGCTCACGAGCTGGCCGCTTGAGCGGACCAGAGCAAGCGCGGCGTCGCCGTAGATTGCCGGGCGACCGTTGATGACGGCCATGTTTTGGAGCGCCGCCATCGGCGTCAGCCCGATCTCCATGCCGAACTGAATCGCGATCATGACCGACTCGGGCTTTTCCATGCCTTTCGGTGCCCAGCCCGAGGCGACGACCGCCCGAGCAAATCGGAAAGCTTCGTCGATTGATTGAAGCTGCACGCCGTGGGAGCCGAACTGAATCGGTGCTTTCGTGGCGGTCTCTGCGACCGCGATCTCTGATTTTACGTTGGTATCCATGTTGTATCGTGTGTGTGTTTCGTGTGTCCCGCCGGTCGTCGTTGGCCGGCGGGTTTTCCTTTTGGGAAATAGTTGCTGGCGTATTTTCGCACCGCCACCAGCGGCGTCGTAGGGTTCTGGTTTACGTCGATACCGGCGACAAAGATCAGAATGGCACGTTCTCGCCGTCGTCTGCCGGCTGCGACGCCAGCACGATTGGCGCGCCGCTCTTGCGCTGATGCCAGAGCGTGCGGCACGCGTTGAGGAGCTGCACGTCGGCCTCGCGTGGCGCAAATGGCGTTCCGTCTTTCTTGAGCTGCGCCGGGCGATCGGTGCCATACCAGAGCAGTTGCTTGTCGCTGAGTGCGGAGAGCGGCGTCCCTTTGTTTTTGCCGAAGTGGACCTGCACGCTGCCGGCGTCCGCGATTGAAATTGCTGGCAGCGGCAGGGTGTCAGGCGTCGCGGTCGTTGCGATCGCACTTGCTTGCGCCGTGCGCGGCTTGGCTTCGAGAGCCGCGCGGATGGCGCGCAGCTCGGTCAGGAGTTCGGTGAGTTGTTCGGTGGTCATGGAGTGGTTTCGTTTTTCATCGCGAGGTCGATGGCGTCACGGATCGGAAAGCATTTGCTGTAGTCACAGTTCAAAGCTTCGGCAACCATACGCGTGCCCATGTGCAGACCAAGGTAATCCAGCCGCGTCTGCTCGGTGATTAGTTCGGCCTCCGCTTTCTCGGCGCGGGCATGGTCCTTGGTCGCCTGCTGCCAAATCGTGCCGTTCGCGTCGCGCAGCTCGCAGCCGTAGGAGCGATTGTCGTCTTTGATTTGTTTCGTCAATCGCTCCACCTCAGCGCGGAGGCGGGTGAGTTCGGCGATGTAATCGTCGGCCCATTGCTGCACGTCGCCGCAAAGCTGTTTGTCGATTGCGCCGGACCAAAGGATTGAAGCGAGGCGATTGCGGTGAAGGTCGCACTCCGCTTTCGCGTCGGCAAGTTCGCGTTCAAGAGTCGCGCACTCTTCGCGCATTTTGTTCGCAGCATTGCCGCTCCAAAAAATATTCAACTCGTCCTCAAAAGTTTTTGCCCACGCGGCGTCGGTGCGTGGGGTAGGTTGGTCGGGTGGGTTCATTTTGTGAGAGCCCTGACCCGCACGCCGTAGCCTTTGGTCGCCGCCTTCAGGTGCCCGCGCGGTCCGCCGTTGTGCACGCGCGCCAGCACCTCGACGTCGCCCGCCTTCCACGCCGTCGGCGCGTGGCGCTTGAGGTAGGCGGTCGCGACCCGCTTCGAGTATTCAAGATCGGCGCAGCGCGAGTAGTCGCCTGCAACGCGGCTGTCGGCGTGATAACTGCGATGAATCTGCAACGGCCCCAGCGCCTTCCCGCCGTCGCCGAGGATCGGCCCGGTGCGGCCGGAGGTTTCGACGAGGTGCAAAGCGCGGAAGAAGCTGGCGGGTGGCGCTGCGTGCGCGGTTGCGCAGAGCGCGAGGAGGAGAGCAGCGAGTTTCATTTTGTGAGTTTGGCCGCGTTGCGTTTCGCTTGGGCGACCTCGCGCTTGGTGCAGCCCGCGCCGATTGATTCGGCGAGAGCGATGGCGCGGTCAGCGCGCTGTTGATCGGGTGCGGTGATCGCGAGGATCAGGGCTTGGGTGAGTGCGGATTGGGATGTCATGTTTGATTGCGTCCTCGGCGTTAATTCGCGTCGGGTGGCACCGGAAAACCCCGCGCCTCCGAAGAGGTAGCGGGGTTGTTTGCGGTGGTGCGTTATTTCACGCGGCAAGTCTTACCGTTCCGTCGCGGAAAGCTGTAACCAATCCCCAAGAGGTTTGGATGTTGACCGAAATAATTGCAGAATCGCTTGAGAACATTTTGTCGGCGACTTCGTGAACTTGGAGCAGTGAGGTGATCATTTTGTTTTGTTTTGTCGTCGGGTTAATTCCCTCCGATGAGCAAACCATACACATTCGCCCCGCGATGTGAAGAAAAATGTGCGCGAAGTATCGCACGCAATCCGTGCGCGTTGATAGTCAACGGCTTACGTCTGAAGAAAAAACAGACTCAGCGCGGAATCACTACGCGTTCACGGCGTCGGCGAAGACGTTTGATCCGAAGTCGCACGAGACCGGCTCGGCCTTCGCCGCTACGTAAAGCTGAGCAATCGCCGCGTGCTCGCTCAGCACGGCGTTGCCGAGATAAAGGTCGAACTTTGCGCCGTCGAGGCGGAGCTTGGCTATGAACGGAGTGAGCGCTTGCTTGCCTGCGTGCGCGGCCTGCGCGTCGAGGTAGAGCGCGAACAACGCGACGGCCTCACGCGTCGAACGATCCCAGCGGTAGGTAATGAGCCGCGTGTAATTTCCTGAGACTCCGCTGGCAAGGGTGATGGTTTTTTGAAATGCCATAAAGTTATGTGAAGTCGGTAAACTCGACGCTGAAACGGTATGGACCTGCGCCGATGTTTGAGCCGTCGATTGTTGAGACGCGAATGACTGCTGTGACGCTGCTGTTGCCCGCTGCGTCGAAATCGTAAGCGGCCGAGATGTTGCCGTCTGATGCACACTGCGCGATTCCGATGTCGGGCTTCGCGCTGAATCCGCGATTGGTCAGCGATGTCTCAAAAGTTTCCGACGCCGCACCTCCGGCCAAGGTAGCAACGACCGACTCGGAAAAAATGACGTTGATCTGGCGAGTGCTTGAGCCGCCGCCGGTTTTAATACCGGTCGTGCTCACGTCGTCCGTGTTGAATTGCGAGACCGTTCCGAGCGGTCGCTTGATCAGCGACGGGTCGGCCTGCACGCTGCCGAGGGAAGTCCAATTTGAGGCGATGCCGCTGCGAGAGATGACGCGAGCAAATCCGAATCCGGCGGTCATTCCCGTGACGTCGTAAAAAGCCACTCGCACGCTTCCATTCGCCGGCATCGCTTGGTCGAATAGACTGTTGTCCCCGTCTGCATACCAAGCCGCACCGTCGTTCGGATTGTTGGTCACTGCGACCTTTGACTGCACTCGCGCAATATCTGTGCTAGCTGCGGCCGTAATCGACATGCCGATTGCAAACATCGGAATCCTTCCTTGAGAAACGGGTGGTGCAAATTGTCCGCTTATAAAAGATGCGGTCGGTGCCGTTGGCAGAATCGTGTTGCCCGGCGCGGTCTGACTGAGCACCGAAGACACCGGCGACAACGCACCCGAGAACGAAACGCCTCTTGCCGCAAATTCGTAAGGCTCGCCGGTAGAAAGATCGTCAATTGAAACCGCATACGAAACGGAGGATGCGATTTGATTTCCAATGATAAAATCACTTGATCCCGTCCGCCGATAAAGCACGTCGAGAGCGACCGCGCCCGATGGCAACGGCGGCGCGGTAAGTGAAACGCGGGCGAAGCTCGTGCCGTCCGTTGAGACGTAAGCCGTCGTGCTGATCAGCGTCGGAGCGTTCGGCGTGGCCGGCGCAGTCGGGTCAATCGGTCCGGCTGTGATGACGGACGGCGTGGCTTGAACGTAACTTGTGAAGCCGCTGACGTTCTCGACTGAATCGTAAGCGGTCAGCCAGTAGTAATATGTCGTGCCGATGGCGACGTCCGTGTCCACGAACCGCGACGCACGCACCTCGGCGATCTTGTCCGTGTTCGCGTTGGCCGGCGTGACTGCCGACGTGTTTCGGTAAATTCCATACTCCGAAAAGTCTGGCTCGGTGTTGTCGTTCCAGTCGAGCGAGACGGCCTTGCCGGTCCCGATGGATGCGGTCAAGCCTGTGGGAATTGTCGGCGCGGTCGTGTCTTTTGCGACGGTGATTGAGTCGCTGAGATAGCTTGTCGAAATCCCAAAGTAGCTCTCGCCGTAAATCCGCACGTTGTAATTCGTGCCGATCGTAATGTCGGAGCTGATGAAGTCCTCGGTCTGCGCTCCCTCGACCGTGTTCCACGTCAGGTAAGTCGTGCTTGCGGCGGGCTTGTATTCGATGACGACCGAGCCGCCCGACTGGATGAACTCCGCAGCCGGTGGCGTCCAGCCGACGCGGATCCGTGGCAGGATCGTGCCATCGGCCTGCACGAGTTGAGTCGTCCCGTCCGCTGTCAGCGAAAGGTTCGTCGGAGCACCGAGCGTGAACGGATCGGGCAACGTCGTGTTCGGCGAGTCCGGCACGGCGATTTCGTCCGAGACGGTCCACGAGTAAACCGACGAAGCGGTCTCCCGCAGCGTCATGTCGATGAAGACTTGGGGCGGCGTGCCGTCAGAAGCGAAATTCCACTCCATGACTTCGAAGACCTTCGACGACCAGCCGAGCTTTTCGTTGGTAATCATGACCGTGTCCCCGGCGCGGACCTGCATCGCCTCAAGGCGGAAGCGAGCCGAGAACGTGATTTCCTCGCGAGCGCGGCGCAGTTCAAGCACGGCGAGCCGTTGAGCGCAACTAGGCGAGGTCGTGAACGGGAGAACCACGTCCCGAAAGAACACGTTGTTATTGTCCGCCGTGACGTAGGTGGCCGAGCTGATCGTCGGGAAGTCCGTGACCTGCCAGTTGTTCGTCTCGCTGACATAGACGCCCTTCACCGAGTTGACCCGGTCGCGTGCGCTCGTTCGCGTCTGCACGTTAAGCGGTCCCACGAAATGCTTCTCGGTCAGCGTCACGGTCGGAATCCGGTAGGCTGACGCGTAAGGAACGATGCGGCCGCCCGTGTAGGCGATCAGGCCACCCATTGCACTCAGGAGCTTGCCAATGTTTTCGTCAGGCGATGCGCTCGTCACAATCACGCCGTTGGCCTCGTAGCG